AAGAAGAGTGGAATTATATAAAAAAGAATTTCGAGAGACACGACATACAAGATTCACTTGTAGAAATTTTGGCTGACTATGAACCACCGTATCAAGTAATATCTAAAAAACAGGCTTACAATGATTTCATGAAATTGAAAGCAACTCATTGGTATGATGTTACAATTGAAAGTGAGTGGTTTGCTAGGTCTGATTATAAATGGCCTCTTGGTAATAAGATAATTAGACGAGTTAATATTGGAAATAGAGCGAGTAATTATTTTCAACAAAAAAATAGATGGTCTGTTGATGGTACAATTTCACCAGGACCTCTTAGAACTTGGAACAATCCGAAGTTTATGTACACATTGTTAGGATCACTTTTTACATTGGAAGTAGAAAAAGTAAGTAGAGGAACTTTAAGGTCTTGTATTGCACTTCGTAAGTATATCTGTTCTCAATTCAAACCAAATGTTGCCAAGGCAATTTATGATTTTTATGAAGCAAGAAATATTCTTGATTTTAGTATGGGTTGGGGAGATAGGTTGGCTGGATTTTACGCATCTAATACTGGGAAGTATTATCTTGGTATTGACCCGAGAGAAGAGAACCATCCTATATACGAAGAACAGGCCGAGTTTTACAATAAACATTTAGGATTTTTTGAAGAACCTAAAAAGTCAGATTTTATGTGTGAACCAGCAGAGGATGTAGATTTGAGTAAATATGAAAGTTTCTTTGATTTAGTATTCACAAGTCCACCATATTTTAATGTTGAGAGATACAGTTATGATAAAACTCAGAGTTGGGTTAGGTATAAAGATATAGAAAGTTGGAATGAATTGTTTTTACATAAAGCATTAAAAAATATTTGGAAAACTTTGAAGCCAGGTGGATATTTATTAGTCAATATCAGTGATGTAAATGCAGCCAGTAAAGGTAGAAAAAAAGGATGGTTGTCTATTTGTGATCCAATGAATGATTTTTTAGATACATTTCCTGACAGTCAATATGACGATTGTATAGGTTATGAGATGGCAAAAAGACCCAATTGTATTGGAGTTGGGACTGCAAAAGTAACAGAAGTAGCCAATAGAAAACCCGAATATATATTGCCTGATAGAGCGGGGTTATTTGGAGAACCAACGTGGATTTGGAGAAAGAGGAATGACTGATAAATTATCCCATTATTTGTGGGTTGAAAAGTATCGACCTTCCACTTTAGATACTTATATTGGGAACGAGCATCTTAAGAGTAAGGTGTCTTTGTATCTTAAGAATGGTGACTTACCACATCTTTTGTTTTATGGAAAACCAGGTACAGGCAAAACCACTATTGCTAAAATACTTGTTAATCATATTGAATGTGATTCTATTTATATTAATGCGAGTGATGAAAATAATGTAGATACAATCAGAAATAAAGTAAAGATGTTTGCGTCAACACTTGGGTTTAAAGAATTGAAGATTGTAATTCTTGATGAGTGTGATTATATAACTCCTAATGCACAAGCTGCACTAAGGAACTTAATGGAAACATTTAGTAGACACTGTAGGTTCATTTTAACTTGTAATTTTGTTGAGAGAATTATTGATCCCATTCAGAGCAGGTGTCAGTTGTTTCAGACAACACCACCATCTAAACCAGATGTTGCGAAAAGATTGGTAGAAATTCTGGGAGAAGAAAGTGTAGGATATGAACTTGAGGATTTGAAATTGGTGATTGATTCAGGTTATCCAGATATTCGTAGAGTAATTAATTCTGCTCAACGACAGGTAGTAGATGGAGTTGTTAAGATAGATAAAGAGAGTTTGTTAGAGAGGGATTATAAATTAAAAGTACTTGAAATATTAAAGACACAAGATAAGAAGAACGCTTTTAGAAATACAAGACAATTGTTAGCAGACAATCAAGTTAAAGATTTTGCAGATTTATTTAGGTTGTTATATGATAAGGTAGATGAATATGGTAAGGGTCATGTAGCAGAATGTATTTTAATAATTGCCAGGTATGAATTATCAGATGCACAAGTTGTGGATAAAGAGATTAATGCTATGGCTATGATTATAGAACTATTAGGAGCAATAAAATGAAAGAATATTGGGGAGAAAAAAATCCGGCACCAAAGAAAAATGTAAAACCAGGTGAAGAAAAACATATTTCAGTTTATGAAAATAAAATATATTATTATTCTGGAGTGAATAGAGAAACGGTAGTTGAATTAAATCACAAACTTAGTGAATTAGAAGCAAAACATCTTACAGTATCTAATGTATTAGAAATTGATCCACCACCAATTAGATTATTTATAAATTCAGGTGGAGGTTCAATCACTGCTGGTATTGCATCTATGGATACAATTTCAAGATGTAATGTTCCTGTATACACTTTTGTAGATGGATTTTGTGCAAGTGCAGCTACATTTCTTTCAGTAGTAGGCAAGAAAAGATTTATGAGTAAAAATTCATATATGTTAATTCATCAATTATCTTCACAATTGTGGGGAAAGTATTCTGAAATAGAGGATGAGAAAAAGAATTTAGATTTGATGATGGAAACTATTAGAACTGTATATACAGAACATACTAAAGTTCCAACAGAAGAATTAGATGAAATATTGAAACATGATTTACTTTGGGATGCCAAAAAGTGTCTTGAATATGGATTAGTAGATGAAATTATATAGAGGAATGCAATGAGTAATTATCAAACAGTAAAAAATGAATTTGAACGGTTATTTGAAGTATATAGTATACCGAAACCTAAAACAATACGAGAAGCATTACCAACAGACCCTTGTGATGTAACAGATCCACCAGGTGAAGTTAGAATAAATGATCTAGACTGTGATGATGTTTATCAAGCCCGACATTTATTCGGGCATTATTTAGCTGATTTACATGCAATAGATGATGAGAAGTCAGATTTGGTTGCGGATACCATTGCTGATATGATTAAATAATTTAAGAGATGAGGTAATAAAATAATGCAGAAATTAACACAATCATCAAACTCTGAAGTTAATGTAGATATATCTAAGGCAGAGACTTTGGAATGTAAAAAGTGCAATAACAATGTATTTCTTCTTACATATATTATTAAGAGAATATCGCCAATAATGTCACCGACAGGACAAGAAGCTGTAGTTCCAGTTCAAGTTTATTCTTGTGGTAGTTGTGGAGAAATTATGGAGATATATAAAAATCTAGTGGAGACTGAGGATGCCGATTTATGAGTATGTTTGTCCTAATTGTGGACACGAAGAAGAAGTTTTACAGAAAGTAGATGATAAGGCTCCAGACTGCCCTGATTGTGTAGAGTTAAAAAGTTTACCATTTTATAGTATTGAAAGAGTGGTAACTGAAATGAGAAGGAAAATTTCAAAACCCGCAGTTATATTTAAAGGAACAGGATTTTATGAAACCGATTACAAGAAAAAACCAGAACCGAAGGAAGATAAACCAAAAAAAGAAGATAAAAAGCAAGAATCTGTTTCATCACCTAAAAAATCTGACGGAGATTCAGAATAAAAATTATTGGGAATTTCTAACAGAAGGAGATAAGAAAACTTGGTCAAATTATATGATAAATCGTTTCTTATCTATGAAGGTGGAATGGGTAGATTTTGTAAATGAAATTCAGAAATATCCAATATCACCAAAAGATTTATATAGATTGTATATTGATATTTTACCAAAAGGGAAGCAGTGGCTTCGTTATGTTAAAGGGAGAAAAGAGATGGAATATCCACAGTGGTTGCTTGAATTAGTTTCAAAACATTTTAGCGTCAGTAATTTAGAATCAGAAGAATATGTTGATAGATATTATATGACCGAACAGGGAAAGGCTGAGTTATATTCTCTTCTTGAAAGTTATGGAACTGATCCAAGACAAATTGAAACTTTACATTTGAGATGAAACAAGTTGATTATGAAGTTCTATCTAAATTTACAGAGTATGATAAAGAAGATTTAGAATTTTATAAGGTTACAAATAATATAAATACTATAAATATAGATTATGGTGTTGAAGTAATCTTTGATTATTATCGAAGGCATGGATTCCCACATTACAGTATAACAGAACAAGAAAAGCATCAACACATGAAGAAACTTAGGAAGTTTGATGTTAATACTATTTTTATAGATAATCAAATTATTCAGACTATGCACTGTTTAAGATTAGCTTGGTCATATTTTCCATTTTTTTGGGAAATTAGATGTGGTGACGCAATGAAATCACCAATGGAAACTTTTAATGATGATGATAAATTTAAATCTACAATTAGGAAGGCCTGGAAGTGGCAAATGAAACATGGTAATGATGAAGAGGAAGAAGTGGAAAGAAATATATTTCGTGAAAATAGGTTACGACAATCACTTAAAATATATACAGGCACTCAATCAGTATCTAATTTTAGACCAACAGCAGCCAAACTAATATATGAGAAGTATGGTGGTGGTGGAGTTATAAGAGATATGTCAAGTGGTTGGGGCGGACGGTTATTGGGGTTTTTAGCATCATCAAATACTAAACATTATATTGGAACTGAACCTGCCACGAGGACATATAATGGGTTATTAGAAATGAAAAAAGATTTTACATATCTAAATAAGAAAGTTGATATTTATATGAAAGGAAGTGAAGATTTTGTTTCTGAAAAAGAATCACTCGATTTATGTTTTACTTCACCACCTTATTTCGATACGGAAAAGTATTCCGATGAGCTCACACAAAGTTATATTAAGTATCCATCAGAAGATAAGTGGGAGAATGGATTTTTAAGAAAGACTATAGAGAATTGTTATTATGGATTAAAAAAAGGTGGTTATATGTTATATAATATCGCAAATACACCTAAGTATAAATTTATAGAAGATGCAACTGTTAAAATTTCTAAAGAATTAGGATTTAAACAAGAAGAAACTCTCCAATTAACTTTATCTTCAGTTATGGGAGCTGGATATAAATATGAGCCAATTTTTGTTTTTAAAAAGGAGTAAATAGTGAAAGTTATAAAAGAAAGTAGTAAGAAGAAATCTTATCCGAAAAAGAAAGTCAAAAAGGAAAATTTAAGTCCAGCAGAACATTTGGAATTACATTATCCAATAATGACTCGTGAGTTTAAGAGATTACAACAGGAGGATTACGACTTGTTTTGTAAAAAACAATATGATTACGGTCCTTCAAATATTGCAATGGGTACTACATTAGAAAATGAAGAAGATGTTAAATTGTCTACAACTGGGTTGGTAGTACGAATAAATGATAAGGTTAATAGATTAATAAATTTAACTGTGAAGTCAGATAGAGAAGGAGTTACGGAATCTGTGAAGGATTCATTTCAAGATTTAACAAATTATAGTATTATGGCAAGAGTAGTTAGAAACGGAAAATGGGGAAAGTAATATCATATAGCCAATTTTCACAATGGGCTGCATGTCCTTATCGATGGAAACTGAATTACATAGATGAGCGCAGGGAGTTTGCTGGAAATATACATACTTTATTTGGAACAAGTATGCATGAAGTATTACAGAAATATCTTACTGTTATGTATACAGAAACTGCAAAGAAAGCAGACAGTTTAAATTTAGAGTCTATGTTAGAAGATAGAATGAAGGTGAATTTTTTGAAAATTAAAGAGGAGTCTGGAGAAGAATGTTGTAATAGACAAGATATGGCAGAATTTTATTCAGATGGAATATCCTTTTTAAAATGGTTTGTTAGCCGTAGGGGGCAGTATTTTCAAAAAAGGGGTTATGAATTACTTGGAACAGAAATAGCTATTAATTATGATTTGCCTGGAAATATAAGATTTAGAGGGTTTATAGATTTAATTTTATTTGATTCAACTGAAAGTAGATTGAAAATTTATGATATAAAAACTTCTACTATGGGGTGGAATAAATATATAAAAAAAGATAGGAACAAAACAGATCAATTATTATTATACAAACAGTTTTATTCAAAACAATTTGATTTTCCTATTAATAGAATTGATGTGGAGTTTTTTATAGTAAAGAGAAAATTATATGAGAATGTATCTTTTCCACAAAAAAGAGTTCAACAATTTTCACCAGCAAGTGGAACTCCAAGTTTAAATAAGGTATCATTGAGATTAAGTGAATTTATTAAAGAGTGTTTTACTGACGATGGACAATATAATATGGAACATATTTATAGAAAAGAAGCATCTAAGAAAAATTGTAGGTTTTGTGAGTTTAGAGAAATGCCAGAGTTATGTGATGCGAATTATAATAGGAGATAGTTATGTATCGAAACTTCAATAGTCACGTGAAATTATCTGTCAGATTGAAATTATCAGATTTTATTGGAACTGAAAAAGAAGAAGACGTTATGAATAAGATAAGTTCAATTTGGGACGATTTACATTTTCCATTTATGTTATACCTGTGGTATGAAGAAGACAAAGATATTTCACACGATATTTTGAAAAAATTTATAAAGAAGTGGGAAGGGAGTTTACATTATAAAACAAAGATTAAACCAGCCAATACTCAAACGTATAATGAATTTACGTGGTTTAATATTGTAAATTCTTGGGATGCCGATCCAAAACACAATTTTAGATTTCAGTATATCTATGCTGAAAATGATGTAGATGATTTGTTGAACGGCTTGGAAGAATTTTATAAAGCTGCTAAATTTTCAATATCACCGAAACCATCCAAAAAAGTTCAGAAGAGGAATGATTATGAAGAAAGTCGGCATAGTAGGCAGTAGAAAATATACTAATAAAAGAAAGATAAAGGATTTCATCTTCGACTTAAAGGAAAAGTTTGGAGACGAGGTAGAAGTTGTGAGTGGTGGTCAACCATTAGGAGCAGATGGTTACGCTAAGAAGTTTGCACTTGAATTTGGAGTTACATATAGAGAATTTCCACCAGCTCATTATTCTTATAATATGCATTGTGTATTGAACGAGAAAAATTATGGAAAACGGTATTATGTAAGTAATTTTTTTACAAGAAACAAACAGATAGCAGAATATAGTGATGTTATTGTTGCATTCATTCCAACGGGAGAGGAATCTAGGGGAACTATGAATACAGTTGGACATGCTAAGCGAATGAATAAAAAAGTTGTAATAATGGATTAAATAGATATATATGTATATATCGGAGACTTAAAATATGGATATTACTAAGCTAACTACGGTTAAGGTTTTAGAAGAGTTATATAAGAACTTTAAATCTGTTGGGCTAACATATGAATTTACTCTCCAAAAACTTGTCAATAGAACTATGGATTTATATGTTAAAGACAAAGAGTATAGAGAGAAAATTCACGAATATGATAATTTGACAGCTAGTGGCAGTAGGTTTTAATTGAAATGGATGGAGCTATGAAGAATACTGGAAGTATGACAAACAATAAAAATGTTGAGAGATTATTAAATAATATACTTAGAGTATTGATTAGAATTGAAAAACATCTACTCAAGGATGAACCTAAAAAAGAAGATACTAAACAGTTATTAATTGATTAAATAAAGAGGTTTTTATGGCAAAACGGAAAATTTTGTTGATGTCAGATGATTTAAGAATGTCATCTGGAGTTGGAACAGTTTCACGAGAGGTTGTATTTGGAACATTAGATCATTACGATTGGTTTCAGGTCGGTGGGGCTATAAATCATCCAGAAGAAGGCAAGCTTGTTGATTTAAGTGAAGAACTCCAAAAAGACACAGGAATAAAAGATGCTTATTTGAAGATATTTCCTGTTAGTGGTTATGGCAATCAAGAACTTGCACGAGATATAATTGCGGAAGAAAAACCAGATGCAATTCTACATTACACCGACCCAAGATTTTGGGGTTGGTTGTATCAAATGGAACATGAAATTAGGCAGCAGATGCCTATTTTTTATTATAATGTATGGGATGATTTACCGTATCCAAGATATAATGAATTCTTTTATGAGTCATGTGATTTGATTATGAATTTATCTAAACAAACTTGGAACATAGTTAATAATTGTGCAGTAAAGAAACCAAGAACAGATTGGGATTGTACTTATATTCCACACGGAATAAATGATACCCAGTTTTACAAAATTTCAGAGTTACACGATGAGTGGGATGAGTTTGAAAATTTTAGAAATAATGCACTTAAGGATATGGATATAAATTTTATTGTTTTGTGGAATAGTAGAAATATTCGTAGAAAAGTACCAGGTGATGTAGTATTAGCTTATAAAACATTTTGTGATATGTTACCAAAAGAAGATGCAGACAAATGTGCATTAGTTATGCACACTCAGCCTATTGATGAAAATGGAACTGATTTACCTGCACTTGTTTCTGCTGTGTGTTCTGATTATAAAGTTTTCTTTTCGGAAGATAAGTTAGATAATAAACATATGAATTTTCTTTATAATATGGCAGATGTTACTATGTTAATTTCATCTAATGAAGGATTTGGATTAAGTCCTGCAGAATCTCATATGGCAGAAACTCCAACTATATTGAATGTTACAGGTGGACCACAAGACCAATGTGGTTTTAGATTGAAAGGTGAATTGTTATTAGAGAAACATTATAGTGAAATCCATTCTTTACACGATGATAGAAAGTGGAAGAATAATCCAGATTTAACTCACGGAGATTGGGTAAAGCCAGTTTGGCCTTCAAATAGATCTCTTGTAGGTTCAGTTCCAACACCATACATTTTTGATGACAGGTGTAGATTTGATGATGTAGCGGATAGACTTAAAGAATGGTATGATACATCAATAGAAGAAAGAGAACGGTGTGGAGCACTTGCAAGAGAATTTGTAATGGATCCAAAAGTCGGACAATCAGTTGGAGAAATGTGTAGGAGATTTAAAGCTGATATGGACAGAGTATTTGATAAATGGAAGCCGAGAAAAAGGTTTACCTTATTTGGAACACAGGAGATAATATGAGTGATAAACCGTTAGTTTTAGTTACAGCACCAGTTGCTACGAGAAGTGGTTATGGTTCACACAGTAGAGATATTGTTCGTTCATTAATTGCAATGGATAAGTATGATATAAAGATTTTCCCGGTCAGGTGGGGAGCTACACCGATGAATGCTTTGAACAAAAAGGATCCTAATGATAAAGTTATTATTGATAGATTATTAGAGAATCCTAATTTACCTAAACAACCTGACATTCATATTCACATTGTAATTCCAAATGAATTCGGTCCAATAGGAAAATACAATATCGGAATTACAGCTGGAATAGAAACTAATATATGTATTCCGCAGTGGATTGAAGGTATGAATAGAATGGATTTAGTTATAGTTCCATCTAAGTTTACTAAAGAAGTTTTGGAATCAACATCGTATGAACAACGAGATAAAGAAACAAATCAAAAAGTTGGAGATTTAACTTGTCAAAAGCCCATTGAAGTTTTGTTTGAAGGAACAGATACTAATATTTATAAAAAGACTGATGAATTTTCTAAGGAGTTGGTTACTGAGTTGGATAAAATACCAGAGGATTTTGTGTTTTTATATGTTGGACATTGGTTAAATGGAACATTAGGACAAGATAGAAAAGATGTTGGTATGTTGATAAAGACGTTCTTGGAAACATTTAAGAATAAATCAAAACAACCAGCACTATTACTAAAGACAAGTGGGGCCAGTTTTTCAGTTTTGGATAGAGAAGATATTTTGAATAAAATAGAACAAATCAAAGTTACAGTTAAGGGTGATTTACCTAGTATTTATCTTTTACACGGCGATTTAACTGATGAAGAAATGAATGGATTATATAACCACCCTAAAGTTAAAGTTCATACTTCATTTACAAAGGGAGAAGGATTTGGGAGGCCATTGTTGGAAGCAACTTTAAGTGAAAAACCAGTAATGGCGTCTAATTGGAGTGGACATTTAGATTTTCTATCAAAGGATTTGGCTATTCTTTTACCAGGTGAGTTGACTGAGGTTCATAAATCAGCACTTAATGAAGATTTTATGGTAGAAAAGTCGAAATGGTTTAGTGTTAATTATCCATATGCATCTAAAATATTATTTGAAGTTTATAAGAATTATAAGAAATACAGACTTAACGCAAAGAAACTAGCTGTTGCGAATAGAGGTAACTTTTCATTAAAGGCTATGACTAAAAAATTTGAGAAAATCTTGAATGATTATGTTCCAGAGTTTCCGAAGGAAGTGAAGCTTAATCTTCCCAAGTTAAAGAAGACAGGGAAAACAACAAGTGGAATTAAACTACCAAAATTAAAAAGAGTGTAGTTATGAAAGAATCATTAAAGAAAAAGTTAATATCTATTTTCGATTGGGATAGAAATAAAAAAATAGATTGGTATGAAATACTCTTTCCAATACCAGATATAAATAGAAATAAAAAAGTTGATTGGTGGGAAGCTTTGTCAGCTATAATAGTACTAATAGTATTTTATGGGTCAATACTATGTGGATTACTGGTGGTACAGAATATAATAAGATAAGGATTAGATATGGAAATTAAAATTAGTTGTCCTGTTTGTAATATGCACACAGCGTTTCAAACTACAGAACAAAATATAGAAAGTTATTTATGTTTCACGTGTGGTTATACTTCTAATTCTCTTTTTACAGAAGAGTCTGAAAAGTTAGCAGCACTATTAAAAACTACATCTGAATTGATTAAGGATTTAAAAGTATTTGATACTGTACGAGAAATATATTGGTTTCCTTCTGTAATCAATATGGGTAAACTTGGAATAATTTATCCAGAAGGGACACTTGAAGATTGGAAGTGGAAGTATGCTAGAGTAGTTGATGTTGGTAAAGATGAAGAGATGAAATATCGTATTCCAGACAAACCAGGAGAATATTATGAAACCAAACTTGATGTTGATAATGCTGAAATATTTGGACGATTAGAGTTTCTTCAGGCGTGTAAAGCAATGGGAATAGCGAGAGAAGTTGGTGGTGAGGATAGTGCTTTAAATGACTTTCTAAGATCAAATACACAAGTTAAAATGGAGAAGAACTAGTGGCAAAATTGGCTACAACTTGGAACAAAATTCAGGCGGGTGATGTTATTTCTTTTAGGTATCAACCAACTGATAAATCCAAACCACTGAGAACTCATACCGTTCTAGTACTAAATCCAAAATTTCCAAAGGCTTTAAAAGATGGAACTAAAAAATTCTATATAAATACTCTTAAATTAGAAGAATCTAATAGAAGTATTTTTACGAATAAAAACCAAGCTTGGCAGTTGTTAAAAGAATTGGGGTGGATCTCTATAAGGTCTTTAAAAAATGAAATTTATTCAGTAGAAATTAATCCAACTTTTATTGGAACATATGGAGCAACAGAAAAATTGTATAAAATGTTGCAACGAACTCCAGTTGGAAAAAAAGCAGAATATAGAACTTATTTATGGGAAGTAGCAAAAAAGAACTCTTGTTTTTATGAACCAATAAAACTTCCAAAAGATAAAATAATGATGTTAGAAAATCAACGACATGAAAAATTAACAGGAAATAAATTATGGAAAAATGTTGGTTCTGGAGATCCTGAAATAGGTTTAAATGAATGAAAATTTCATATACAATACTTACTCACAATGAAACCGATAGTTTATCTAAACTATTAGAATTTGTCTTTGAACATAAAAAAGAAGATGATGAAATAGTTGTGGTAGATGATTATTCTAAAAAGCCAACAAGAGAGATTCTTTATTTATATTCAGAAAGAGACGATTTTAGGTATTATCAAAGAAAGTTAAAGAAAGATTTTGCAGCCCAACACAATTATGCAAATTCATTATGTAGGGGGGATTATATTTTCAGTTTTGATGCTGATGAAGTACCTCACGAATTTTTGATTGACAATGTACACGAATTACTTGAAAATGAAGTTGAATTGATTTGGGTGCCAAGAGTTAATACTGTGGAAGGTTTGACAGAAAAGCATATACAACAGTGGGGATGGAGAGTTAATGATAAAGGATGGATTAATTATCCAGATTATCAAGCTAGAATTTACAAACACGTTTCTCATATTAAATGGATAAGACCAGTTCATGAATATGTTACAGGTCCTAAATCTTATGCACATTTACCACCACAGGAAGAATTTAGTATATATCATCCAAAGGTTATAGACAAACAAGAATCCCAAAATGAACTTTACACTGAAATAGCAGAGAAAAATAGATAATGAAAAATGTATTGGTTACAGGAGGTACTGGATTTTTAGGGGCAAATTTAACGAAGAGGTTATTGAAATTAGACCAGAGCCCACTTCGAGATGTAGAGACCATTATTATTCCTACTACTAGGATTAGAACCAATACTGCTCTACATTTATTGGGAGTGAAATCAAATAAAATCAATTTTGTTCAAGGTGATATTAGAGATTTTGAATTTCTTAAACTTCTTTTTAATGACTACGAATTCGATACAGTTTTTCATCTTGGAGCTCAGTCAGAAGTTAGAAAATGTCAGAGAGATGCTAAATTGGCATTTGATGTTAATATTAATGGAACTATAAATGTACTTGAAGCTTGTAGACTTTATAGTAATGTAGAAGCAATTGCGGTTAGTAGTTCAGTTACAGCGTATGGTGTAGGAGAGTTACCATACCGTGAAGAAACCCCTTTAAATGGGAAAGCAATATATGAAGTATCTAAATCGTGTGTAGATTTAGTTGCAAGAGCATATGCAAATAATTGTGGAGTTCCAATTGTAGTAACACGTTGCACAAATTTATATGGACCAGGTGATAACAATCTCAGTCGAGTAATACCAAATAATATACGGAAAATTTTGATAGGAAAATCTCCTATGGTTTGGAAAGGAAGTGAAGCAGTAATAAGGGAATTTTTATATGTTGAAGATGCGGCTGATGCTTACTTTTCGTTAATTGAAAATATAAATACAGTAAAAGGAAATGTTTATAATATTGGAAGTGGAGAAAGATTAACAATTGGAGAATTAGTTCAAAAGTTAATAGATAAAATAAATCCGAGTCTTGAAATATCATATCCTGAAAAAGATTTTCCAGAAATAACTCATCAATATTCAGATTGTACTAAAATTAAAAATGATATTAATTGGAATCCAAAAACTATGGTAGATGATGGACTGGACAAAACAATAAAGTTTTATAGGGAGCTTTACAAATGACGAAGTATAAAAATAAAGATGGTATTGAATTAAGTTATGATGGACATGAAAATGATTATCACGCTAATTTAGTTAAAGAAGTAGTTCGAGAAGGATTAAAACTTTTAGAGGAAAACTTTCTGAGCGGAGATGTTAAAAAATGTAAGGAGTTTTTTGAAGTAAATTTTTCATTATGATTAAGATTAAACTGGCTGAATTAGATAAACATAGAAATGAAACAACTTTCAGACCGTATATTTTAATTCAGGATCAATTAAGGGACATAGGAATTGAATTAACTCACTCTGATGATTGTGATTTTATCTTTGTTGGACAAGCAAGTATAATTGACAAGAAAGTTTCATTAGAGAAATCTATTGAAATGGGGTTAGAATTTCTTAGTACGCTTGGCAATGACTATTTTATTGTAGATGGACAAGATGCGACTTCTCTTATTGGAACAGTTGATGTATTTAGAGAGTCTAAGGCTCTCTTTTTTTTAAAGAACTGTTATTTAAAGGACTTCTCTTTATACAAGAACAAATATGCAAATGGTAGAATATATTGGGGAGAGGGAAATTATTCAGTAGATGATATTGACAGTTTAAAGGATAAGATGAAATTGTCTGGAGTCAATTGGTTGAATACGGTCAATCCAAATTGGCAGGATTATACTCCAAATAAACCTTATGATGTATCTTGTATGTTTGGATATCCAACTGAAGAACCTGTTTATGAACACGAACTTTGTCAGACTGATTATTATGATCCTCATAGAAAAGCTCTTTTAGATAAATTAGAAAATACCAATTATAAAGTGGCAAAACTTGTAGATGGTAAAAGAATTTCACAACAAGAATATATGCAAAATATGTACAATTCAAAAATTATTATGGCACCATTAGGATATGGAGAAGCAGCAGTGAGAGATATTGAAGCAGCAATGTTAGGTTCAGTTTTAATGAAACCAGATATGAGTTACATTAATACAACTCCAGACATATATGTAGATGACGAGACATATATAGCTGTAAAATATGATTGGTCTAATCTTATAGAAAAAATAGATTATGTTTTAGATAATTATGACTCATTACAAGGTCATTTAGTTGAAGGTATGAGATGGAAATTTGTTGAGGAAGCAAAACCAGAAAAAACAGCACAACACTTATATAATATTTTGTCAGAGACAGAAGGAGTTGAAGTTGAATCCTAACATTATAGTTTTTGGACCTTGGGTAGGAGAATTCACATTTGAAATAAGTTGGTGGGCTCCTGAAATCCGTCTATTAAGAAATACTAAGTATCAGGCTTACAAAGCAATTCATGTTGGTTATATTGGTAGGAGTGGAATATATAAAGATTTTGTTGATGAGTATATTCCGTTTACACAAGAATTACACGACAGTATAGATTCTCCAGATTGTTATTTAGTAAGAAATGAAGATGATGAGAGAAGCGGAATTCAGATGCCACGAAATATTTGGTCGTTTTATGAAGACATAGTAAATAGTTATAAACAGAAATTATATATGGTTAAAACTTATACTCCAATGGACAATCCGATTGATTTTAACAGAGGTCGAGCACAGAACCCGATTGGGGAATATAAACACCTTTCTCCAACTGAAGAAGTTGATATGAGAGTAAAAACAGAACTTCAGCAGAGATTTGATAATGATAGAGATACAATAGCTATAAATGCAAGGTCAAGGTATAGAAGAGATGAAGATGAAAGTGGAAATTTTTCATCTGACGGAGAAGATTGGAATCCCGATCATTGGGAAGTTTTTATAGATAGAATTATTAATGAAATGAAATTAAATGTTGCCTTGTTTGGAATACCAAGACGGGGACTTTACCCAGGCTCATTGGATATGAAACAAAATCCATATTTGAAATCATTTGTATCTGAAGGTGAAGATTCTGTTGATTATCAGTTGGCATTGTTAAAGAATACTAAGTGTAGTATATATGGAGCGACAGGCGCAGTTACATTGACATTTTTTGCTAATACTCCAGTGTTTACTCAGCAGTCAGAGGACAATGGAAATAGGTTGAACTTTGAGTGGCAGAGAAAGTTGACGGACAATCATAAAAATGTTAGAATATTTAACAAGTATCCAATGGGACAATTATATGATTCTCCTGTGGATGAACTATTTCAAGAATTTAAGAAGTTTTATAACCGGGTGGGAAGATGAAGAAAAGTCATTATGACCCTAATGATAATTATTTGGAAATGAGAGATAAAGACTACCTTGAAGAGCGTACAAAAATAGGAATTATAGGTAGGGGATTTGTTGGTTCTGCGGTAGAGTTCGGATTTTCAGCCCAAACAGGGTGTGATGCCGAAGTTAGAATATATGATGTAGATCCAACCAAGAGTTTGAATTCATTATCGGAAACGGTGAATGAATCTAAATTTATATTCCTTTCAGTTCCAACTCCAGCTAAAGAGGATGGTTCTGTTTGTTTGGATATTGTATATGAGGCAGTTGAAAGTATAGATAAATGTAATGAAAGTAGAGATAATGTTATATTATTAAGGTCAACAGTAGTGCCAGGAACAACGAGAAAATTACAGAACAAATTTCCTAAATTGAATATTGTATTTAATCCTGAGTTTTTAACTGAAAGGTCTGCTAAATATGATTTCATAAACCAGTCAAGATTTATTATTGGGGGATCTGGTAAAGCAGCAAATCACGCAGCGAAAGAAGTATCAAAACTGTTTCAGTGGAGATTTGGAGAATCAGTTCCTATAATTTTAACTAACTATGAAACAGCAGAATTGATAAAATATATGAACAACTGTTTCTTTGCAACTAAAGTATCTTTTCTAAATGAAATGAAATTAATAGCAGACAAGTGTGGAGTAGATTGGGAGATGGCACTTGACGGATTTGTCAGAGATGGTAGAGTTGGACATTCTCATATGAATATACCAGGACCAGATGGCAAGTTAGGATTTGGAGGTAGTTGTTTTCCAAAAGACATTCAGGCAATTATCAATTTTGGAGAATCATTGGGATTAGATATGGATACATTAAATGGAGTATGGGAGACTAATTTAAAAGTAAGACCCGAGAAAGATTGGGAGAAACTAAAAGGGAGAGCAATATCATGAGAAGTAAAAATGAATTTGAAGATGAATCAGGAGCATGCACAGTAGCTACTGTTTTTTCAACAATACAAGAGTGGAGAATTCAGGCATCAAGTGCACACAATGATGGTTGGACACAGAATTTCTATAGAGAGAAATTAAATATGGTTTACGATCTAGTAAGGGATGTACCAAAAAAATTCAAATTTTACGGAAGTAATGATACGTCAGTTAACGTTGAAATGAATTGAAGTTAAAATGAAAAACGAAATACCATTATTTAAAGTTTTTATGTCAGATACGGCAGGTGATGTAGCCAAAGAAGTTTTATATTCTGGCTATATAGGTCAAGGTCCTAAGTCAGTAGAATTTGAAGATGAGTTGAAAGGGTTTCTTTCCAATGATCTAGTATTATTGGTCAATACGGCTACATCAGCTGAACATCTAGCAATTCATTTATTGAAGAAACCATTTGAAACATATTATAATAATGAACATCATAAGTGGCCAGGTATACAAGATGGAGATGAAGTGTTATCTCCGCCATTAAGTTGTACAGCAACCAATTTTCCAACACTAGCAAATAACTTGAAAATAAAATGGGTTGATATTGACCCGACAACTCTAAATATGGATTTGGATGACCTTGCACGTAAAGTAACTCCAAAGACAAAAGTGATTATGGTAGTTCATTGGGCAGGATACCCAGTCGATTTAGATAAACTTAGAAAAATTCAAGAACACGCTAAAAAGATGTATGGATTTAAACCGGCGGTTATTGAAGATTGTGCTCATGCATTTGGAGCCACTTATAAGAGAAAAAAGTTAGGAAATCACGGAAATATATGCACTTATAGTTTTGGTGCAATTAAACATTTAACTTCTATTGAAGGTGGTCTTTTGGTTCTTCCACATCTTGAGTTATATAGACGAGCCAAACTTCTGAGGTGGTATGGAATAGACAGAGAAAGTAACAGGCAGGATTTTAGATGTGAGACTGATATTCCAGAGTGGGGATTTAAGTTTAATATAAGTGATGTTAATTCTGCTGTTGGAATTGAAAACTTGAAACATATGAAACAGATACTTGCTACATACAGAGATAACGCAAAGTATTACGATAAAGAACTAAAGGGAGTTGATGGAGTTACTTTATTGAATTATAAAAAAGACAGACAGGCCTCATATTGGATATACAGTATGTTAGTTGAAAGAAAAGATGATTTTATGAGGTGTATGAAAGATTGGGGAATAGTGACCAGTCAGGTACACGAAAGAAATGATATTCATAGTTGTGTAAGTGAATTTAGAAGTCAATTGCCAGTTTTGGATAAAGTCATTCCAAAGACAGTTTCCATTCCCGTTGGGTGGTGGGTTACAGAAGAAGATAGGGAATATATAGTGAATTGTATAAAAAAGGGTTGGTAAATGTATAAAGAACCAAATGTATATTCTTCATATAAAAAAAATAATATAGGCAAAACTATTTATGATATTGTTTTAGAATACAAACCGATTAAGATAGTAGAGATTGGAGTATTAGACGGATATTCTATTATCTGTATGGCACAGGCAATAAGGGATTTAAATAATGGCGGTCTTGTTTATGCATATGATTTATTTGGAAATTATGATTATAATAGTTCTACTATGAAACAGGTGGTGAATAATGCTTCTGATCACGGAGTAGTTCAATATATAACTGTGAAAATGATGGGGCTAGAAGATTGGTTAAAAACCCCAGAGGAATTTGATTTAATGCATTTAGATGTTTCTAATACAGGAGATATTATTGAATTGGTATATAAAACTGTGGCTGAATGGAAGAATACAGGACCAATATTATTTGAAGGTGGGACGGAAGAAAGAGATAAGGTAGATTGGATGATAAAATATGATAAAACTCCAATTTTTCCATTAAAGGATGAAATTGGATATGAGATTTTAGATGATAGGTTTCCAGGACTATCAATTATAAGGGAGAGTTGATGTATTTAGACCAATATAAAATAGAAGGAACTGTTAATTTAGACCATCATGCTTGTTTTGAAATTCCAAATACAGATCCAGATTTTCAACGAAATTTAGAAAATATGAAGTATGTATTGGAAAAGGAAGTAGATGAAAAGTCTTGTAAAAGTTTTTATAAGTTCGGAGATGGAGATTATCATTTTTTCAGAAATACACAACTTGGGAGTTCTGAGCCAGGAAGAAGAGATGTAGAAAACTATAATAATGTTGATTTTAATGAGTTTTATAATGGAGTTCTCAAGAATGATTATTTTTCGGTTGATATATATCCAGAAAATAAACAGATGTTTAAAGAGTTGTGGCCACATTCTCCGATACATTTTCATTCGGAGTTCATATATGGATTGGTTGCGAACAGATGGATATTTAGTAATTTTAATGGTAAAGTGGGGTTGATTGGAGCCGATACCAAACTTAATATTATTAAAAATTTAATGAACTTTAATGTATATAGGGATTATATTGGAGTTGAAAGGTTTAATGATTATATTGGAATACCACAAAAGTTTGCATGTAATAAAGTTGATGAAATAGAGGAAGATATTTCAAACCAACTGATAGAATCTACAAGTGATATTTTCTTGGTGGGAATTGGATTGGTACATTCTGCTTTACTATATAGATTTAAGAAATATACGGATGCTGTGTTCTTTGAAATTGGAAGTGGAATTTGTGCACTTGCTGGAGTTCAAGATTATTTAAGACCATATTTCGGAGACTGGATCAATTTTCGGTTAAAGGATTATGATTATTCGGAAGTTGAAGTTTGGAGAGATAGATATGATAAGGT